GCTGTATTAGCATGACTTGAAGATACTTCTGAAAATAAAAAAGATCCGTATCCTAATATAACATCGGGTGCTGCAGATAGCAATTATTTGAAGGCTACAGCTTCAATGGATGACGAAGATTATTTTAGAACTCAAGCAGACAATTCATACTGGGCAAATAACTACCCATTAGATACAGCGTAAGGAATAAATGGCACTGACTTTAAGTAAACGAACTATAAATTTTGTAATGGATCAAGGGGCTACCTTTGAAAAAGTAATCTACGCACAAAACTCTGCAGGGGGAAATGTCACAATTTCTACAGGTACTTGTGCTGCTAAGATGCGACAATCTACATATTCTGGTAACAATATCTACACTTTCTCAACTTCCGTAGCTGGATCAAATGTTACAATTTCTATGACTGCAACAAATACTGCAAACGTTGCTGTTGATCAGTATGTATATGATGTTGAATATACTCAATCAGATGAAACTACTGTAGAGAGGGTTTGTCAAGGAATTATAACCGTATCACCAGAGTCTACAAAATAAGGATTTAACAAATGACACAACCTACATCTAGAACCACATTTAAAGATTATTGTAAAAGAAAATTGGGGCATCCAGTTGTTGAACTGAATCTTGATGATGATCAAATAGAAGATACCATTGATGATGCAGTAACTTACTGGCAAGAATATCATTTTGATGGTACACATCCAGAATTTGTAAAGAAACAAATTTCAGCATCAACTCAAATCGTTTCTTCAACCTCTGGAACTTTTTCTTCAGGAGAAACGATTGAGGGAGGATCTAGTGGTATTAAGGCTACATTTCATCAATACCACAGTGCAAATACTACAATTAGATATCAGAGTCCAACTACAAAAAATAATTCTAATGCTGACGCGATTGGAGATGGAAATACCTATTATACAGATACCACTACTACATGGACTGCTGGAGAAACCATTACAGGAGCTTCAAGCGGTGCAACAGCAACTGTTCATGCTAGTACAGCTCAAACTATCGGTGATATAGATAATCATTATCTTTCTTTGGATGAGAGTTATATTGGTATCACAGGAATTATACCACTTACCGAAAATTTAAGTGGTAGTACAAATATGTTTTCAGTCAACTATCAGTACGCGCTGAATGATCTTTATACGATGGGTTCAGCTGGTGATATGAAAAACTATGTTTTTACTCAACAATATCTTGCTACCATTCAAAATCTTTTCTCTGGTTTACCTAGATTCAGATTCAATCGACATAGAGATAGAATTTACCTTGACATAGATTGGAGTGGAGATCTTAAAATAGATGACTTTGTTGTAATTGAAGCTTATGCGTCAATGAATCCAGAAACATATACGGATGCTTATAGTGATATGTTCCTTAAAAAATATTGTACAGCTCTTATGAAAAAACAATGGGGTATGAATCTTATAAAATTTGAAGGAGTTCAATTGCCTGGAGGTGTTACTTTAAATGGGAGACAATTATATGACGACGCAGTTACAGAATTAGAATACTTAGAAAAAGAAGGAAAATTAGAGTATCAACTCCCCGATGATTTCTATGTAGGTTAGAGGATATAAATGGCAACCAATCATTACTTTAATCATTATGGAACAGATACACCAGATCAAAAATTAGTTGAAAATATCGTAATTGAGTCTATCAAATCTTTCGGTATTGATGTTCACTATATGCCTAGAACTGAAGTAAATACAGATTCTATCTTTGGTGAGGATCGTATTTCTAAGTTTGAAGATGCTCGTATGGTAGAAGTGTACATTAAGAGCATAGATGGATTTGAGGGTGATGGTACATTTGTAAGTAACTTTGGACTAGAAGTAAGAGATCAAATTACTTTTACAATTGCTCGTAGAAGATTTCAAGAATTAAATTTTGAAACAGGACATAGAGATAAAGAACCACTAGAGGGTGACCTTATTTTCTTTCCTTTGTCTGACTCCCTTTTTGAGATTAAACACGTGCAAGATACGAATGTTTTCTATCAGATGGGTGGATTACAAACTTTTGATTTAGTTTGTGAACTCTTTGAATACGCTGATGAAGCAATTGATACAGGTATTGCTGCACTTGATCAAATAGAAATTGATCATTCTTATTCAATAAAATTTACTCTTGGTGCTGGAACTGGTACATATACAGTTGGAGAATCCGTCTATCAAGGATCTACTGGATATTCAAATGCCACGATCAAGGGTGAAATATTTGCAGTAACTGGTACTGATCTAGTATATAAGAATCTTTTAACTGAGGGTGGTGATAATCTGGTTAGAGAAGATGGAAATAGTTATGTTTCTGAGGGAGCTGTTACCGATACTTCAGAATACATAACTCTTACTATTGGTAATATCATAGGTTCATTTAGTGATTCTAGTAAAATTTTAGAATATCCATATTCCTTTAAACAAGAGGATGGAGATACTACATCAGATAGTATTCTGTTAGAAGATGAAAGTTTGACTACACCAGAATCTTCTGCTAAGGGTAAACTTATGATTGAAACAACTGCTTCTTATGTGGTTACTTCTTTTGATGATAAGACTATATCAACTGGTGCATCAGATGAAGTACAGGTTGATTCATATGCAAACAATGTAGGGATTGAAACTGTGGCTGATTCTATACTTGACTTTACAGAAGGTAATCCATTTAGTGAAGGAACAGGGTACTAATGTTAGGATCTACCTTTTATCATCAAACTATAAGAAAATATGTAGCAGTGTTTGGAACTCTTTTCAATGATATTAATATTGAAAGGAAGAATTCAAGTGGTGTTGTTGTTGAACGATTAAAAGTTCCTCTTGCGTATGGCCCCAAACAGAAGTGGCTACTTGCTATTCAAGAAACCACTTCAGATAGAAAAGTTGTAGCAACGAGAACTCCAAGGATGGGGTTTGCGATGACAGGAGTTTCTTATGATTCTGCAAGAAAATTGAATACAATTGGTAGAAATGTAGCAGCAAACACTTCTTCTACTACTTCCAATATGACTACAATGTATAATCCTGTTCCTTACAATTTTGATTTCCAATTATTCATACTTGTTAAGAATGCTGAAGACGGAACACAAATTTTAGAGCAGGTACTTCCTTATTTTACACCAGAGTTTACTGTTACCGTCAATACAATTCCCGATATGAACATCAAGGCAGATGTTCCTATTACGTTAAATTCTGCTGATGTAGCAGATGAGTATGAAGGTGATTTAACAGCAAGAAGAACTATTACTTGGACTCTTTCATTTACACTTAAAGGGTTTATCTATCCAAATGTTACATCTGGTGAAATCATTAAATCAATTGAAGTTAATTTCCGAATTCCGGGCGGTGATACAGAAATTGTACTTCCAGAATTTATCATATTTGAAGATAGTACACCAGATACCACAAACTATATACTATTAGATGGAACAAATATAGTTGTTTTTACATTACTAGAAGAAAGTCAGAGTGCTACGTCAGTAGGTGATCTTAGACTCCTTTTGGAAGATGGTACTTTTGCATTGCAAGAAGAAAGTGATAATACGTATAGAACATATAGTAGGGCAAGAATTGTAAACGAAAATACTACTACTGGTGTACAAGATGCTTCAATCAAATCTCGTTATACAGTCGTTCCTACACCTCTTTCTGCAACAGCTGACACCGATTATGGTTTCTCAGAAACTTTTGAATTTTTTGATGAGGGTAAATGGAATGATCCAACAACTGGTACGGATATAGCAACATGAGGGATGTGATGCCTATGAGTGTGGATGACCACTTAGATGAAGTTTTAGGTATTGTAGAAAAACCTAAGAAGGAAGTCGTTAAGGCAGGGCGTTTTGTTCCTGTTATCACAAATGATGATAGTGGCGATAGTGAAATAGATTTCCAATATGCAAGGGAAAACCTTTACAACCTTATAGAACGTGGACAGGATGGTTTGGAGGAAATGCTTGAAATCGCCAAAAGTTCAGAACACCCCCGTGCGATGGAAGTTTTCGGACAGTTAATTGGAAAACTTACTGAAACGAATAAAGAATTGTTAAATTTACATAAGGCGAAAAAGGACATTTCACAGGACACTTCTGGCCCTAAAAATGTATCTAATAATCTTTTTGTTGGTTCTACAGCAGAATTACAACGGTTTCTCAAGAAGGGGAAAGACATAAAAGAAAATGAAGAAGAAATATGAGCCCCGTGAAGCTTTAAAGAAAGCACTAGAATTGCCCGATGACCGCGAATATCTAAGTGAGGAATACCTCGCTTGGTGTAGAAAAAATCAAAACTATAAAGAAAAAAATAAGAATGTCATCTAAAACTTATCTTGGAAATCCTAATCTAAAGGGTATGGGTGTCAATGTTGATTGGACACCAGAAGCAGTTGAAGAATACAAGAAGTGTATGAAATCACCTTTGTATTTTATCAAAAATTATGTCCAAATTATCAATGTGGATAAGGGACTTGTAAAATTTGATCTGTGGGATTTTCAAGAGGACATGATAAACAAGTTCCACGATGAAAGATTTGTGATATGTAAAATGCCTAGACAGACAGGTAAATCAACTACCATCATATCATATCTTTTACACTACATACTGTTTAATTCAGAAGTTAACGTGGCAGTACTTGCAAACAAGGGTGCTGTTGCCAGAGAACTTTTGTCACGATTACAGTTGGCATACGAACATCTACCAAAGTTTCTTCAACAAGGTGTGACGGTTTGGAACAAGGGGAACATAGAACTGGAAAACGGATCAAAAATTCTGGCGTCTGCGACTTCTGGTTCAGCAGTTCGAGGTTCTTCTTTCAACATCATTTTTCTTGATGAGTTCGCACACGTTCCAAATACCATCGCCGAATCATTTTTTACCTCTGTTTATCCTACCATATCTTCTGGTGAAACTACCAAAGTGTTTATCGTTTCAACCCCACTAGGTATGAATCTCTTCTATAAAATGTGGGTAGATGCAGAAGAGAAACGTAACAACTATATTCCAATTGAAGTACACTATTCACAAGTACCTGGCAGAGATGAGAAGTGGAAACAAGAAACAATCAAAAATACTTCAGAGACACAATTTAATCAAGAGTTTCTTTGTGAATTTTTAGGTTCTACTCGTACTCTTATAGATGCATCAAAATTAAAGTCAATGGTGTTCAAGAAACCTATATTCTCAAGCAATGGTATTGATGTATATGAAGAACCAATTAAGAAAGCCACATACTGTATGATTGTGGATACTGCTCAAGGAAAGGGACTAGATTTTTCAGCATTCTCCGTTTTCGATGTTTCACAGATACCATATCGACAAGTTGTAAAGTATAGAGATAATAAAATTTCACCTATGTTATATCCATATATCATATATCAAGTAGGAATGAAGTATAATACTGCCTTTACTCTACTAGAAATAAACGATATGGGATCACAGGTGGCAGAAGCTTTACACTATGACCTTGAATATGAAAATGTTATGATAACTTCTATGAAGGGTAGAGCAGGTCAACAAATTGGGGGTGGTTTTTCAAAGAATATTCAACTTGGAATACGAACCAGTAAACAACTTAAAAGAATTGGTTGTGCCACTCTAAAGGAAATGATTGAAACAGATAAGTTAATAGTTCCAGACTTTGAGACTATTGCTGAATTAACTACTTTTGCATCTAAACACAATTCTTATGAAGCAGAGGAAGGTTCACATGATGACCTTGCAATGACATTAGTAATCTTTGCTTGGTTGGTTCAACAAAGATATTTCAAAGATATGACAGACCTTGACCTTAGACAAAAAATGTATGAAGATTTTGAAGAACAGTTTGAACAGGATATGCTTCCATTTGGTATTATTGATGATGGTCGAGAAGAAGATACCTATACGGACAATACAGGTCAACTTTGGGAAGTATCACCATCACAAAGAAGTTATTTTTAAACATCTGTTCCAAACCCAAAATCTGCATCAGATTCTTCTTTATCGTGTCTTATATCTTGGAGTAATTTTTTAGCATCTGGATGTACTCTTGTAGAATTGTAGTCTAATCTAGATTCAGATTTTGTACATACTATTAGATGTTCTGGATTCACACACGAATTTTGTCCACAAATTTGATGTACGATATATCCTGAAGAGATTTCTCCTTTATGATGTAGATAAGAAAACCTATGTGCAGGTATAGATTTTCCTTGATATGAAAACATTCCATATCCCTGTTGTGTTTTTGAAGCCTTCCATGTCCAACATCCACTTCCTGTGTTTTTGTCTATCTTTGTTAAAAAGCGTTCAATTTCTTTCATGTTACCTCCGCGTAATCATATAAGTATTTATATCTCAATAAATACTTAAAACACAGAGTTTGGGGTTTTTATAAATAATCTATAGTAAGAAAACTTTGTATTAATTAACTAAAATTAGGGGAGATGACATGCCTTTTCAAGTATCGCCTGGTGTAAA